AAGTTGTCCTAGTGTCAAAGTACTAGCTAAGACATAAATAACATCAACTGAATTAACCTGAATTCCCTTAGGAACAGGCCCTGTCTGAGGACCAACTAGTGTAGCAAGCTTTGCCGCAGTAAATGGAGGATAGCTCCTAATTCCCTCAGCATCACTCGTATTCGCTACAGCCGTAGGTCCAGGAAGAGACGCAGCTGTACCATATTGACTCTGAGATAAAGCAGGATTTCCATAAAGTCCAGTCTTCTTTAAAGCTGCTGACACATCCGCGAAGAAATTCGCTGCTGCTGCTGCCGCAACATTCCACACAGGAACGCCTGCTATTTGATTAAAAGTAGCAACAGCAGCAACATCTTTAAACTCTGACGGTCCTACAAAAATTTCCATATCAGCAGTCGCAGTATCCTGCATCCACATCTGATCAGTATTCGGCATCTTAATTCTCCTAGTTGAAATTATAAGAGCATTTTAAAACAATTCCGTAAAAATTAAAGCTATTTGTTCCACCACCAGAACTTACATTAAGCGTAGCTACAAGCTCTGTATCTTGAGTTATAAGAAATGCAGGATTAGCAACAGAAATAGGAATTCTATACGCAATTCCTGCTACCTGTCCACCTCCAGGCATATTAGAAGCGAGAGGAATAATAGTCACAATATTAACAGCCGCATTATTTACAAAATTCACTGCTGTAATCCCAAACTGCGCAGCACTAAGCCCCGAGGTCCAGTAAACAATATCAACAGCATTTATCTGAATACCCTTAGGAACAGGAAGCACAGAGGGATTTTTCAGAGTTGGGAGATTTACTCCCGTAAATGGGGGATATCCTCTTGTAGCCTTCGCATCAACACCAAAAACTCCAGTTCTTTTTAGAACTGCACTCAAATCTGCTATAACATTAATAGCAGTTGATGCTGCCGCTATATTCACAGCAAAAAAACCAGCCCCTGTAGAGACAAAATTTGAATGATTCACTAAATCATTCCCAAAAGCTGAGGCTCCAACAAAAATTTCCATATCCGTAAATGGAGTATCTTGAGTGAAAGACGAATCTGTGTTTGGCATTTCAATTCTCCCGCGCAACGCGCTATATTATGAAATCTTCTTCTTCAACAAAGGAATCAGGATTGCGGAGTTTATCCACCGGCGCATACTCCTCTTTCCCATCTCCTAGCACTGCTGCGATTCTTATATCTCTTTCCCCAAGAAGTTCTTTATCAAGACAGTATCTATCACAAAGAAGCAAACCTCGCTGCCACGTCATCTCGTCTATGTGCGTTTTCCTATCACACCTCGCACAATGGTGCCAAGGACCACGTAGAAAGCTGCGCTTTATACCTTCGATATGACTCATAATAACAAAATGTGGAGAGAGAATAGGGAGCAGGAGCTATTTCTCCCTCCACTCCGTGAGACTAGCCCACCAGCTCTACGGACCTTGAGTGCCCCAAACTCCTTGCCATCTAGTAGCACCGGCACTCATTCTAAGACGAGTCTTCTGCTTTATAGCATCCGTATCAAAATCATCATCGAAATCCGTGCTCGGCCTCTCTCGATGATAAACGCGAAGAGAATGATCACTCTTTGCAGCAACCAAGTACCAGTTGCTTGGAGAATTGAGCCAAGGAATCTCAAGATTCTTGTAATCTTCAGGCAGCAGAGAGTTGATCGTATTATCTGCTGTGTACGGCTTGCCTGGAGATCCCAAGATTTCTCTGACTAGGAACCTAAGCTCTGGAGGTGTTATGAGATTTTCCCATCGCAATCTTATTGGAAATCCCATATTATCAATCATTCTCGCAGCATGATTTGTAGCAAGCTGTAATCCAGCTACGCTAAAATCAATATCCACAGCTGGTCTATTGGGCCAAGTTCCTGCTGTAGTGATAACCCCTGCTGCTCCAGGTGCGAGTGTAGTAGCTTGAGCACCACCAAGAAGTGGATGCGCATTATTAAACAAGGATAATCCGTCAACACTCGTAACTGAAGAGGTAAATCCTTGATTGAAGACGTTCCATGCTATCATTTCTTGCGTGAAAGCAGCACTTCGCGCAAGAAGTGTGGGGCCTTTCTTCCCCACGAGTCCGTATTTATCATCATCATACAATTCTCTACTAGTACGTATTCCCAGAGAGTATGTAAGATGAATAAATCTCTTTGTTCCACCCTGCTTCATTTCCGTATACGCAGTGGAAGCATCTTCAGGCTTCTCTTGTAAAGCAGAGATTCCTGCCATTTCCAGCTCTTGCTCGTACTGAGAATCCGACTTCTCTTCATTGAAGACTTTAGGATAATCAGACGCCTTAAGCTGTGAGTCGAGACTATCAAAGTATATCTTTTTTAATCCCGGCTGCATTAGTTGAGGAAATTTAGCCCTAACCTGCGGCATTTCTATAATCCCTTCTCATGCTATAGCATGATCCTAAAGTCTCAATTAAAATCCCTGTACTGCATTCGTAGGTACGAATACGAAACGCACTCTCGCATTCACGCTAAACCCATCTACAGGATTCACTCCTACAATCTGTACACAGGTATTGGTTCCAGCAGTGGCTTTGTTCTTATCCACATACCAATACCCATTCGCATCTTTCGTGAGTCCATACAACTTCCCAATATCTGTCTGCGCAGGAGTATAGTCTCCCGCCACGTTACCTGCAGCGTTGTCAAAGAGCGCTTCGTATACATTATCTACACCCGGAGATGTAAATAATGTCCTCCCATCTACAACTGGAGTTCCAAGCGCTATATTAACCGCACTCGGTTGATTTGGAACAGAGCCATAAGTTTGCAACGCTCCAGTTCCAGTAATTCCTCCCCACGGGAATGAAGGAGCACCAGCACCATTTGATCCAAGAGATTGACCAAACGATTCAGATACTCCTAGAATCGCATTTGTAAACGTCGCGGCATCCCACTCTTTCGTAAATCCAGTTGCATCGAGCATGAGTGGAGCACCGCTTTTAAATGTTTGCCCTGCTAATTCAGGATTCGCATAAGTGAACGGAGTTGTGTTCGCCTTATTCTGCACCTGAATTATAGAGGAATGAGTCGTTAAGTTCGCAGCTGCCATCTTACCCCTCCTTTTAGGTGTCAGTATGGTAGAACTTGTAAGCTCCGCTCGCGAAAGCTTGATCTAGAGCAGGATCTCCAAGTATTACCTTTTCCATCAACGTACTTTTCGCGTTCTCTTGCGCCTGAGCAGGTTTAAGCTGATTGCGAGATAGATCGTAAAACTTACGTAGTTTTGCGAATCTTATTCTTTTATGTACTCTCATACAAACTACGTCCTGATAAATATAGAGTCCCTCAGAATCGAACTTGAGAGGAGCTAGAAAATCGTTCGCAAGATGTTCTTTCTTGAGGAACTCAAAACCTTCAGCGAGCTTTGCTCCTAGCTGTCTCTGATCACGATTTACCCAAATCGCTACATACTCGTTATCTTTAAGACGCACACTCATATATTCTGGAAGATCATGCTCTATCACTGGAATGTATATATCTTGCCTGAGAGCATCATCCTCGGAAAGTTTCGTATAATCAGGCTCCTTCGGAGTTAGCGCCTCTACAGCAGCAGTTTTGCGAGCATCTAGAACCTTCTTTATCACATCCTCTAGTGTCTCTGGCGAAACTCCCGCACTTACAAGCTTCTCCGCAGCTTTAGAGATATCAGGCTGCTCTTTCTTAACCTGTTCTACAGGAACTCCCGCAGCTTGTGCTTTCAGTGCGTCACTAGACATATCCTACCCCCTGATCATAGAGCATTTTCGCATAATCTTCTGGACTCATTCCCGTTATGCGTGCTGCTTTTCTAACATCATCATTTATCTCAAGCTTCTCTCTATCTGTCCCTTCGGGAGTTCCTCCAGCCGCTCCAGAAGAAGTTCCCCGCGCACCGTTAGCAGATGCAAAGCGAGACTTAAGTTTACCCTCTCTAGCCTCTTCAGAGTGTTTTCCAAGGACTGTGAAGTAGCAGTTTTCGACAACGGAAGGATCATTTCTCGCTTGGATACTTTGTACTGCAAGGAGCTTGTCGATTTCACTTTTCACCTCCCCTGCATAATACGGGAAGCGATCTGCATCTTCAAAAACATCTCTCTTGATTTGATCAGCGCGAAGAGTGAGGATTGCGAGAGATTGATCCGTCGTGCCCTTTCTGATTGCTGCCGCAGGATCTGTAAGAATGAGTTGCTGAAGCTCCTCATCTGTAGAAGCATTTACGCGAGCTTGTTCATCAGCGCGTTTCTTAGCAGCTTCTGCTTCCTTCTCTTTTCGCGAATCTTCAACGAACGCCTGGATTCCTTTCAATCCCTCTAACATCTCTTTCATCTTTCCCATTTCGGCGCTCATGGAGAGCGCCGAGTCTAGCTTCTTCTGAGTATCATCATCAAGCTTGATAGCTACACTTTCAGAGCCATCATCTTCCTTCTTTTTCATCCAAGGTAGTAATGCCATCTCCATGCTCCTATTCCTGCGATTTCTTAAACAAATCCCCTTGTTCTTTCTGCTTCGCGATGGTATCTTCCACCGCTTGTATCGCCATAGGCAAATTCTCAAGCATTGCTATCAAATTCCTCTGCGCAATCATCACGCTCATATCTGTTCTAAACTGCTCGTTGTTCTTATCTTTCGCTCCATTCATGCTATAAGCGAAGATTTCTCCTTCTTTTTGCATCCTCAAGTTACTGAGGAAGGAGAGAAGTACCTGGAACTCCTCCTCCTTGTACAGCTCCTTGAGGGACACCTTGTGTGGGATTAGGTCTTCCATTCGGTTGATTTGCACCTGCTCCTCCCTGTGGCTGTGGCTGTGCTGTAATCTGCGCCATTATTTCTTTCACTTGCGGTAGCAAGGAATCTGTGTTGTCTTTATTAAAATTGCGCAAGAGATCTTGCATAAGAAGTCTATTCGCAATAAGTGCTTGTGAATAATACTGCTTGAGTGGTGGCGGAATTTGAGGATTCATCACTGCCTCAATAATCTGCGCTTGTGCTTGCACCCACTGTCCTAGCTTGTCAGCTAAGAGGATATCATTCTGTCTCTCAAGTTCTTTATTGTAAGAAGGAGTAGTAGGACGCAAGCGTAAACCAAGGCTTCCAGCACGAAAGTTGTCGAGAGCTTTGCGTAGATAAACACCATTATCTCCATACGTCTTAAGACGTGAGCCTATTCCAAAGTGAGAATACATCTTTAAAAACTTAATTCCTATTCTTACATGCGCGGCCCTCATATCTGCTAACCGCAGGTTATTTCTATTATTCTGTTGCATCATCACCATGGAGGTACCTGCGGCACTGTATATTCCTCTCTTAGGATTGACAATACCTCCTCCAGTTCCTCCAATCGCTGGATCAACTCCTGCGCGNTCTTTCGCCAACGCCGAGATGAATTGATCAGGTCCGTCGTTATATCCAACATCTGCGCCTGGTTTAAGTAACTCAATTTCTCCTTCTTTTGCTGGTACGGCAACGCCAGGATAGAACTCAAGAATGCTGGAGAGTTTGCTTTCAGGTGATACACGCCACACCCCCATCATATTATAATTGCGATTATTAGTGCGCCAGTTAGAGTTATTAGAAAGTTCTTTTTGATACATCTGTAGCATTTCTGCGTATCCAGTGCCAAGATAACTCTCGTCATCATACGCCATCTTCACGTCTTCAATTGGCACCATATTATCAGGGTAGTTATTGAAAGTTATGAAAAAGACTTTCTCATGCTTTTTAGAGTATTTTGCCTCCATAGAATACGTTTTCCCGTCTTTCTCATACTTAAAGAACAAGTTATAAATATACCAACGTGCCGCGCCAGTATCTATCCCGCTAGAGCCAAAGCTGAATTGTTCATTTATCTCGCGCTCCATCTCAGTTTCTTGAACTGCGTCAGGAGAATTAAGGAGAAGATCTATATCTTCTTGCTTATAATATGGAGATTTTGAAGGAAGATTCTGCACTTCCCAATAATCTAGTGGTTGGATAAAGCCAAAAAACTTCATATTAGAGAGAGCAGGTACAGAAGGATCAAAAATAAAACGGTTAAGAGGGAGTAACTCAGGATGAGGACCATCGCGTCGAACAACTTCTTTCGGAGTTCCCTCTGGAGCAGTCTCACTACTTTCTCCTCCTCCTATATATACGTACTCAATCTCCTTCTCATACTCCATCGGCATATAAACAAGCCCTGTACCATATTTTATCGCACTATAATATGCAGCTTGCTCCACTCTGTAGAGGTCAAGCTCATCTGGAGAGTAAGCCATATCCATAAGAAATCGTTCTATAAGCTGTTTTTGATTATTCCCTTCCTTATCGGGAATATCACCACTAAGGATAGCTGTCCAAAGTGGGTCGTAGAGATAAATGGCGCCAATAACTCGAGAGAGTAATTCATCTGAATATGTCCCCACAAGTTGTATAACAAGATTCGCAGCCCCTGGCCAGGGCCAGTCTACTTCCTTATGCTTGGGTCTTCCTTTATAGATACGAACGTACTCTGGAAGCTTTTCTGTTCTAAACGTAGCAAGCCTTTGCTCTAAGTGCTTTACTTTATCTTTAATAAAGCGCTCAAGATCCTCATACGCTTCACGTCCAAAGTCTTGCCTGCGCACAAGTACTGGGGGAGAATATGGCATTTACTTCTTCCCTCCTTGATACGGCGGAGTTCTAGGTCCTCCTAAGTCTCTAACAGCCCGCGCACGAACTTCTTCATTTGCAGCTTTCACTCGCTTCATAGAAGCTGGATAAGCAGTGCTCTGCTTTGGCACAGGATCTACTTTCTCTAAAAATCCCCTTATCTTTCCCGGAATATCCGTAAGCGGCTTTCCTGCTTCATTATCAGGCATAATAGCCTCCAGCTATGTCTTATTTATGCGGCGGTGTTCTTTTTCCACCAAGATCTCTTTTCGCGCGCTCAAATCCTTTCAGTGATCCTCCCATAGTATCCACGCCAAGCTCTTCTTTCACAAGTCCGATATTTGCTTTCGCATTTCCAATCCCACGCTTCACACGTTCCCCAAGCGAGCTTGGATCTGCTGCGCGTCGATCTTCAATATCTTTACTAACACTTTGTTTAGGCAGCTTCATTGAATGCGATCCAAAGCCCTTCGGGCGCTTTCTATCCTACAGACGCTAGTCTTCGCGCAAAATCATTTCTCCCTTTCAGGAGAAAGTCTTCAACATCCTCTTCAGAAACAAGATCAAATCCCCAAACCTGTGGTCCATACGAAAGTACATCTAGAAAATCTATCAACCACTTCTTCTGTCCATAAGCTTCCGCTTCCTCACGAAGTACGTCATTATTATTTGAATCTACCCACACTTCATGCCTCTCTATCACAGGGATAAAGTTATCTATTCTCTCCTCTTTCGCTCCCACAGCTTGGCTTGTTTTTAGTGGAATGAAGTTTATTCCTGAGATTTCTGGATGCTCTTTCTTATTTCTGGCCACAAAATAGTTTAAATGATATAGAAGGAACTTCTGCGAAGCTACTGCCTCTACATGGATATTGCGCAATTTCCATTTTATGGCCAGAAAAAACACCTTCTTTATAAAATCTTCAATACTACATGCTTCAGCCCATTGGTCAAGAATATATATCCTTCTTGGATCTCTTTGAATACCCGAGACTGCGATAGCATGTCGGCATCTTCCTCCTTTTCCCGGCTCTCCAGTAGAATGCTGCCCTCCGTGGTTTGGATCAACAACCATAAAGCGTTCCAAGTTTCTTGGGAATACATCTTTTTCAACATCTCCATCTGCTACGTGATGACGTATTGCGACGCGATACTGGCTCGCCGGTGCTATGGTATCTGTTTCATTAAGCCATTTGATCTTTGGAGTTGAGGCCGCGCTGTATACTCGCTCAAAATGAAAATATTTGAGATCTGAAAGGTTGATTTTGGCACGAGAAGGATCAATTGGGAAGTTGAGAAATTGGCAGGAGAAATGATATGTCCCAAGACGTTTCTTCCAACGCAAGAGTTTTCTTTTGTAAAACTCTGGGAATATAGGAATCCCAAAGGGATGTAAGGCACAACATCCTCCTAACGCAGAATGCGTAGTCCAGCCGAAATATGGCTCCTCTTTACGAATATGACTATTAAGATCATCTGTACTCCAACGATTCCCAACTACTAGTTCATCAAAATCTCTCCCAGGATTCTCGCTATCAGAATCTGTTGCTCCTACTAAAACTTGATGATAATCTATAGTATCTTGCATCACAACAGCGCTCTTGCGCGCTTCTCTCCCCACTAAGTCGTCTTGAACGCATTTATTGTAATGTCTACTTTGTAGCGCTGCTCCAACTCCAATAAAGTCAAAAGTACCTTCTCCATGTCCTCTCCCGGCACTAGTTCTACGCTGATGGAGAGAATCGGCTGTCCATGTCTCTTTTTCAGTAGGGAGGATATCGAAGAATAATTCTCTAAAGAGGTCATTATTTTCGTAGTGATTTGCAATTCTCCCTCCTAACTTCGTTGCGTTCTTAATAGTCTCCGATACTAACAGTATCCGCACATCTTGATTATGCGCCCTTTTAAGCCACTGAATATATAAATCCGAATACCCAATATTGGTGAAGTAGTCTTCCTCCCTATGACCAAAAGGTAAGGCCCACCACATCGGGGCACATTCAGAATAGACAGTGCTTTTAAGATGATCACGAGGAATCTCTATTCCCTCCTTCAGTACATCTTTCATTATAAGGAGACACATCTGATAGTGAAGATTTTTTCTTCCGATCTAGATT